CGTAGAATCATAACTATCGGGTATACGGGACATATTATTGACATAGTCAATTAAATATCCCGTTTGCTCATGGGTGAAACCCATTCCTGGCTTAGACTTAATGTCACTCCAGGTTTCTACTTCCAAGTGATTTTGAGGAGAGAAAAGAATCCTCGCAATCGCTTGGTCGACTAGACTGATGCTCATAATGAGTCTTACTCGGCCTTCGTCTAATTTCTGCAACTTGTGCAGTTCATTCTTGACAAAAGTACGAACCATGTCCGAATACCCAAACTCTACCAGCTCTTTAGCATTAAGCTGAGTTTGGCACAGATCGACTTCACAGTACAAGTCAAGACGTGCAATAATAGCTTCAATTATAATATCCCTAGCAACGCTTATCACAATAGCGTTGGTACTACCTATTTCTAGATAGGGAAGCCCAGGGGAGCTCTCCGGTTTTAGAGAGAGCAAGACCTGGCCAATGATATGGACCAGGTTAGTGCGCTTCTCCACGGATCGGGATCTCCTATATTCCTCAAACTTTCTAAATACCCTTGGTAAGCCACACTTTGGATAATTTGAAAATATATAGTCCTCTGATTCTCTGATAGCATCGTCACTAGGCTCGCTTCCAGCAACCTGTCGGTTGGATTGGTAGCAGAGAGAGCGATACTGCGCGTTGGCATCCCTTGGAGGAAACTTGAAGTCGCAAAGTGCTCTGTCTTCGGCTTGCGCCTTCTTGATGAACTTGCTTTGTTTCTTCGCTTTGCCAGCGTGACTTTGAATCGAGGTTCTGCCACAGACTGCGAAGCCTTTGGGAGCACTTCTGGTACATTCTGCGGTGTAGCCGGCAATTTGGAAGACGCTTTGGAGAGGTCCGGCAGGTCCTTTCCAGCGCATCGAAAATCCAAATTGACGGGCTCAACTGACTTAACAGCTACGGGCTCAACAGCATTTAGCTGGGGCTTAAGTTCTAATAGAACATCCTTTGCTGGTGAGTTTTCCAACACCTCACCGTTTTCATAATCAAACCTTTTATGGTCGTCATATGCATCGGGAGGGTAATCGTCGTCTTGGAACTCATCTTCGTCTAGCATTCTGTATGATGCGCCATTGACACCATAATAGATGTCTTCCATCTCATTACTAAGACGGTTGCGCGTTCTCACTTTGATTACTTTACGGATGTCCAGATTAGGGTCATAAGACCACTTACTGGTGTCCCAGGATGTCATATCACTTTCCTCAACCTTAGCAGGATCGCAAGCTACACCATCCATCATAACAAGTATGGGGTACAGAGCTGTCGCTACATTTTTATCTGCAACGTTGTCGTGTCCGGTGTGTATTGCTACAACCTGCATAGATCCGTCAGCCCTTGTCACCAAGGGTGAGCCACTAGTCCCAGGCCAAGAAGTGCAAGCATGTGCATACTGGAATGGGATGTCGTTCTTAAGATCCATCACCGCTCTACCTTTTGTAAAGCCAAACTCGCCCTTTGTATTATAACCATAAATAGCAGCACTTTGGCTAACATAAGTATGGCGGGCTACCCGTAAAGCTTTAACGCCCAACACGGACAAGAAGTTCTGATCGACACTCATGATCGATACATCTAGAGCATCGCGTGGGGAAGTGAACATATCTTTTAATTGATATTTCTTCCGCAACAGAGCCAAAGGCATCTGATTCCCCCCATGGACAAGATAAATGTCTTCGTCATCACAATCCCTAAGGATGGAGACGACATGGGTCGCAGTAGCTAGATAGCATTCGTCCTTGTGTCTAAAAGCTGTAAGGGTGCCAACAATGTTTCCACCGCGTTTGATAGCGATGTAACCTGGCAAAGGAGCTCCAGGAATAAAGGAACTACCTTCCACAAACTTCTCTTTGGTCCTAACGGGACCTTCAGAAACAACTTTATAGTCGGACGCCGACAACACATAGATTGTGTCGTCGCCGGGAACGGTGTTTCGAGCGTAAAACCCATCAGCCGTTTGAGACGTCAGGACTAACATAATAGTAGGCCTCTCTGGAAAACTAAAGGGGCGTACACTAAAATGTCGCTCGTAGCGGACGTGGAGCCAAAGCAGGGTGGGGCTCAAAAGCCACCACACTGCAGAGGACAATCCGCTAAGTCTGATAGCCACAATCGTGGCTGCTGAGACGACAAAACTCAACACAATGTTTGAGCTAGCTCGGACTACATCGGGGCCAACGGCCTCGTTGAGCCGAG